TAACAGATCCCATATTTCATCAGTAAGTTTCATTAGCTTACCATGTCATATATTCTTTTTAACTGATCTTGTTGGTTATAAAAATATTTAGCTCCTTTTTTTCTCATATCTTTAAAATCTTTTGGATTAGCTCCGCTCATAATACCAGCACCCAACACTGCATCAGCTCTACTTACAAATTCTCCATCCGCTAATTGCGCAAGCATAGTATCTTTATCTTTATCTGCCATATCTGTTGCGTCTTCTATATATCCTGCTGCTCTAACATAATTACTTACATCTTTTTCATCGTGATCAAGTTTACTTGGTAAATATTGTACATCTCCACCCTCTCTATATTTAGGTAAAGCATCAACTATACCACCTTGTGAAAAAGCATAAACTTGATTAGGTTGTTGGTAATTATATAAATTTTGAAACTGTCTATCTCCTCCTGTTACTGTGTCATAATTAAACCTATCTCCTAAACCTTTTACTTGTTCTTGCCCTTTAGCATACTCATCTGCATACATTTGATCACTAAATGGCATTTTAAAACCCTCTGGTTTTTGTGCACTTGGTGTCATAAGTGGTGCTGCAACTGCGGCTGCTCCTGCAAGTTTAGCTTTACCTGCTGACAAACCTAACGTGCTAGCTAAACCTTGACCAGCTGTATAACTAGATGTGCCTGCACCTCCAGCTGCACCCAACATTCCAGGTGCTGCCATTCCTGCACCTGCTCCAAGTGCTGCACCTAAAAACATATTCTTTATCATATCTCGATTAGAGCCACCTGATGCTTTTGTGTATAAGCCTCCTATACCTGCTCCTATTGCCATTGCTAAAACTGGAAATGCCATAATAACTCCTTTAGTATGTTAAGTATAGTTTAACTCTTTTTATCGAGCTTATCAATACCTACAGGTATCATTTCATCTATTAGTCTTCCTGTATACTGATATTCTCCTACATGAGTTATATATTCTGTTATCAAAGCATAACATTTACCACCAATATCACGCCATAATTTAGAAAAAGCGAAGTCTTCTCCATAATATCTTTTATGTTTCTCGTCATAATGAGTGTCAAAAAAGTTATACAAGTTAGGTTTTATTGTCATCTTTCCATCTACCATACTTTCCTGATGTATAATTTTGTTAGGGTAAGCTTTTATAAGTTTGTCAAACACTTCTCTTTTTAACAAAAGACAGCCAGTTGGAGCATAATTTAACTCAATCATCTCATTAGTAAATGAAACATTATCTTCATTATCTTTTATCTTAACAGGAAATTTATTACCACTTGTATGTTTTTGTAATTTTGTCATACTAGATATATCGTAATTTTTTTCAAATACCTTATCCCAATTAATTAATTTCATGGGGTAAGGTATACTACATACCTCAACATCTTTATCTATCATTTTAAAAATAGAATTAGGATAAAATAATATGTCACTGTCTATAAACAAAAGATGCGTACAATCGTCAGATAAAAAGTGAGACACTAATGTGTTTCTACCTTGTGTTACCAAAGAACTTTTCATCATGTCTATAGTAATGTAAATACTTTTAGATAAACACTCAGCTTGAAACTTCAACATAGATTGCATGTAATGTATGGATACATCACTATGGACTGGTGTTGCTACAAATAATTTAATTTCTTTCATTCAATGCACCTTGTAAAAAATTTGTCCATTCTATCTTTTTCTTATCCCAACTATAAAATTTTTTTACAAAGTTTTGTTGCATTTGTAGATGTTCAAATATCTCTGGCTCGTGTATCGTGTTTACTGCTTGACGTATCGCAGATGCAAACTTACTAGCAAGTCTCTTAGTATCTTTTTCATAGGTCACGTATACAGGAAACTCAGAACAAGTTTCATACAAAGCACCAAAGTTTGTAACTATACAAAATAATCCAGCAGCCATTGATTCAAGAGCTGCATTACAACTTGTCTCCTCCCATATACTAGGGTATGCAAACATATGATAGCGATAAATATATTTTTGTATAAACGAATGTTCTTTGTATCCTATGTAAGTAACATTTTCTAATTTTCTTGCTTGTTCATACAATGGTTCATATTGACTGTCGTTTGCTTTTTCAAATTCCTCTCCGTATATTTTACAACTACTAAACACATCTACATGCACGTTACAGTCTTTTAATAAACTCATAGCTCCAAGTAAAACATTAAGACCTCTCCACGGAGTTACGTGAAAAAGCATACGAACCATATCACCATGTTTAAAAGGTGTAATTTTAGGAAAATTGTTTACACCATTTTTTATCACATGACATTTGTTAGTAGGTATATCAAATCTATATCTATACTTTTCATAATTCCAATGACTGTTAAAAACATACCAATCAAATTTATCGTGATTACTTTTATCTTCAAACCACGGATATATATTAGGTTGATTGTGACTATTTTTTTGCCAAAGTATATTTATTTTATCTTTGCTTAATTCTACTTTACCTGGTATTGATGTGCATATTTGAAAATTGTCTAATAAATTATCATCAACATAGTGTGATAGAAAACGATGTTGTATTTCAGTTCCACCTGAAGGAATCACGAGCCATACTCCAATAACAACTCTTTACCTTTTTTTATTTTTTTAATCGTTATAACTTTATATACAACATAATCATCCCAGTCTAAATCAATAAACAAACGACAGTTTGGTTCGTCACTATGGTTTAAAAAACCTCCCATCGGAGTTCTAACATATCCGTGTATTATTGGTATTTTTATATGACTCATACCTAAATCATACTTTCTAGGCAAATCAAATTTTGCAAAGACACCATGTCCATGAGTGTTACTTACACCTATCATTAATTCTTCTGGTAAAGGATTATAATAAAACCTGTCGTATTTAATTTTCATCTTTGGTTTTACTTATCATAGACAAAGCTTCTTTTGGCACTATAATATTTACATCGCACACTATATCCTCTTGTTTGGTATCTGTATTTGGATTGTCTACGTCATGTTGAGCATCTTCTTTAGAGGCATATCTTAAGTTAGTCTTTTTATTTCTGTAAGTTTCTTGTGAGGTGCATTGTATTGTTTTCATAAAAACAATATCCTATAAATACTAGAAAAAATCAAGTATTAACTAAACCAACAAACTATGCTGTATCTAGTGCCAGATAAAATAGGTTGTACAGAATGAGGGTACATAAAATTACTAGGAAACATAACTAAATCTCCTGTTTTTAATTCTACTTTACTGTATGCAAACTGCCTATCGTTAGGATAATAAAAAATCAATTCTCCACCTTTATAATCTTCGTTTAAATTAATTATAAAAGAAAGTTGTCTATTTTCTTGATGGAAAGAGTCAGTATGTTTTTTATAAAAATTACCTGTTTTATATTTTAATAAATTTATTGATTCTAGTTTTAACTCTTGATGTAAACTTGTAAATATCTTTTGATAATTTGTAATAGCTTTACTACAGGTCTTAAATATTAATTTTTGATATAGAACATCATGTTCGTTATTAAGGTTTAAAGGAACAGTATAAACATTTCTATGTTTAGTATCTACGTAATCACCATCATTTTTTAACATCGTAGCTTTAATACTAGGACTTACCTCTATATGATCACACAGGTTTTTACAAACTTTTTTATCTAAAGCTTGATCTACTTTAAAAATAGCAGAACTGATTTTATCCATTCTCTTGAGAACGATCTATTAAAGCATAACTTATTAAGCCTTGTATTTTACTACTTCCTGTAGCAGCTTGTACAGTTATAGCATCACCAGCCTCTAAATTTAAACCTTGAGGTGTAGCGTTTACTTGTGATTTAGCTGGCACGTCATCTCTAAAAAATTCATACTCCGTGCTAGAATCAGATGAATCAACAAAATTCATATTAACTAAAATAGCTGATGACGCATCATTATTAGCGCAATAAATACTTTTAACTATAACTGTTCCATTAGTAGGACATGTAAATACTGTAGTTTTACTTGTATCAGTTTGTTTAAAACCTTGGTTTTTATATTGTATTGTCATGATAAAAAATATTCAAAAGCTTGTTGTTCATTTTTAATTTCTTGTTGATAACTAAAATTTAATTTTTGTATAATTTGAGTTAAGGCTAAATTAATTAATCTTTGGTTTTCAATATTATATTCTTCTTTTGGTTCTGGAATAAATGTATTAATTTTAGCCAATTTGTTTCCTTTTTTTTAATGCTACTTTACCAGCTTTTGCTATTCTTACTACTTCCGTTTTACCCATAACTTTCGCACGTTGTTCCATAACAGTCAATATTTGTATTTTTCTAGCATAAGGTTTTGAAATCTTTTTTACTTTTGCAACAGTTGCTCTTGCATCAGCTGGTGTCGCAAATTTAATACGTACTGTATCCTTAGGGTTTTCGTCTGTATACAATCTACGACCACTACCCTTTGGTTTTTTACCTGTTCCTTTTAATGGATCTTTTGTTTTTCTTACCATCTTCTTTCCTTATAGCTCTGTATATTATATCAGGTGGTGCCATAAAATAACAGTATTCTTTTATGGTTAACAATTTAAAAGACTTTTGTTTGTGTAAACCCCATCTAAAATCTTCTGCATTTTGTTTAATCATATCTGAGTAAAATTTATATTGATCAGGCCATTCATGTTTAGTAAATTTCCATATTTTTTTTGCGTTTAAAACAATTGCATAAGGATTTGACGTATGATCACTTTTCCATATATTTTCATGATCAATACTTACTATGTTTTTAATGTCCATACATTAACGTCTACCATCAGGTTGGACATCTGCTTTAAATGTTCCATATCTCCAGTTTTCACCAGTAGTAATGTTTTCTATTTTTAAACTAGCTGCTCTACCTCTTGCTCTTGTATCTACTTTTTGTGTTGATGAAGATATTGTAAAAGGACCTAAACTACTACTGGCTTCAGTATCACTAGGAAAATCTTTTAAATTAATAGTAACTTTAGCATTACCTGTTAGAGCTCTAAAGTCTGGTATAAATCTTCTTATTTTAATAAAAAACTCTCCACGTATGCCGCCTCCACCTTCTACCTCAAAGTCACCACTTTCAATACTACCTATGATTGCAGTAGTAGTGCCATCAGTTTTTACTTGGTTAACTCCTTTTTCATGTGCATATAAAGTTGTAGCTCCATTTGTAGCTGTAGCACCCTGTATAATAGGAAAACTAGGTATAGCAGTAGTGCTATATTCTGTAGCATAAGGGTTATCATAAATAGTTTTGTCATAATAAGTTGTTCTTGATAAGGACCCTATAGTCCATAGTTGTTCCTGGTAATTGTAACTAACTACTCTATCTATTTGCGTAGATCCTGCTTTTGGATAAAACCAATTTATTTCACTAAACAATGAATTGTATCCAGCATACACTACATCTGCTGCATCAAAGTTTATACCTAAATCATCTTCATCTTGTGTAGTAAAAACAAAATCCTCTACTTGACAATTTATTTTTTTAACAGTTCCATCAAATAAATAAAAACCACCGGCTTGACCCATCCAATAAACCACTCCATTAACTGCAACTATAGCATGTTGTGATATTAAACCACAATTAGCTCCTACTTGTTGTATGCCAAATGTAAAAGGTGGACCAACAAATTGCATTGTGTATGCAGAAGTATCGGTAAGAATTAAAATAAAACTACCTGCATTTACAGCACCGACTATTTTAGTGCCACTATCTATTCTAAAAGTTCCTGCTGTGTTTACTGATGTAGGTGTGTAATCCTCAAAATTCTCTTGGTCTGCAAAACGTATAAACATTTTATCTTGAGAGCTTGTACCTACAGTAGTTTCAGTGCCTAAATGTATTAAATGTCTGTCTCTGTCGGAAACTACAGTCATCACACTTTGTATTGGTGCGTTATTTATGACTGTAGCTCTTGTTGACAGAGCCGAGGCACTGCTCGGGTTCCATTGAAAAGTCTTATTGTTTTTTACAGTCGCAACTAATATTTGCCCAAAATTATCTAATGACCAGTTCCCTGGTTCTAATGTTACTTCACCAGTAGGTGAAGCATCACCCCATCCAGTAAAGCTAGAGGCTTCTTGTACTACAGCACCATCACTATGAGCAGATCTAGTAGATCCAGAAGCTCCTCTTGCAATCCCTGTAACAGTGCTACCTGCTACACCAGTATAAGTTATTAATTCTTCTCCTACTTTTAATGTGCCACCACTACTACTAAAACCAGACACAGAAGTTAAAGTTATTGCAGTACCTGAGCCGCCCGTTCCATTTGCATCATCTAGTAAAGCACCATTAAGCGTAGTGCTAGTTATGGTAGGATTTGTACCACCATATAAGCCAGTACCAAAACCATAACCTGTGACTTGCACAGCATCACCAACTTTAAAATACGGAGATAAAGTTACACTACCTCCAGCACTAAAACCAGCACCAGACTCTACCTTACCTGCTGTAACAGTAAAAGTGTCTGATGTTCTTGTTATGACTTCAAAAGTATTTTGTGTAAAATCTGCACTTACAAAACCAGTGCCTCCACCTGGTAGGGTAACACTAGAAAATAAAAATAAGTCACCTATTTCTAACCCATGTGCTGCTTTGTTGACAGTTACAGTTGCAGAGTTGTTAGTGGTAGTTAAAGTACAAGATGTAATGTTTGTATCTAAAGGAGATACATCATACATAGAACCATCATGATAAATAAACAATCCTTTGTTAGTGCCTATAGCTATATATCTTTTACCAGTAAGATCACTCCACAAGTGCATATCTCTTGCTACACCTACTAATGTACTAGAGGTAGTTTGTTCCCATCCACCTATCTTTTCTGGAAAGCCATAGCGAAATCTTACATTGTCACAGTCAACCCACTTACCTTGTGCACCAGTAGGTGTTACTTGTTTATTTATTCCTCCAACAATCTGGACTTCACTAAGCATAACATTATCTTAAATAGTCAGTTACAGTAGAATCTGATGTCCACCTATCTATTCTGTTTAAAGTTTTAAGTGAACCATCACTATTAAATTCATCAGTATACAATGCTTTAAAAGCTGTCATATCTTTTGCATCATCTATTGCTGTGCAAATATCACCACAATCTTTTCTTATTGCGGCACAATACGTTGTTACTGCACTAGGTATGGTTGCACTACTATCCATAGTAACTCTTTGCACCAGCCAGTCAAACTCTTTAATTAAAGCATATGCTCTAATTTTAGCTCTTTTTTTAGCTAGTGTTTTCAAACCATAATCTATTACTTGATTACCCTCACTATCTAATACTTTGCTACCATCTTCATTTGTAACAGGAACATCGTCTAAAGGTTTTTCTGTAATTTTATAAGTAGTAGTAATTTTTTTATTTGAACTATCAAAAACATAAGTTGGTCCAGAGGTATACTCAAATCTATCATTACCCTTAGTTCCTGGTTCTATCGTATAAATACCTATGGCATTTAATTCTGACCAAGACCAAGCACCAAAAATATCTCTAGAATGTTTTACATCGTTTATTGTAATATTCCTAGGAACTTTAATTATTTCTGTTATTTCATTTTTATCGTTTACTAAACCCCACATATTATCACCTCCTTAAAAAGCATTGGGAAATTTGAACGGACTTTCTGCCCAAGCAGAGTAGACATACTCACTACCACTACCATTACAACCAGCATTAGTTCCTTTTAGTCTAAAACCATTAGCAAAATAATCTACACCATCGTGACTATCTGCTCCAGTAGCTTCTGCACTTGTACTATTCCAATATAGTTCTCTATGTGTACCATCATTGAATGGTCTTCTTAATGCATCAGATACTAAGAACGAACCACTACCATCTATTCTTCGTAGCTGTACTAATTTTGGGCGAAAGCCAGTATGTATGTACACACCATTTGCATTGGAGTTTCCATGATACCGACCAAAAGCTGAGAAACCTGGTATTGATGTCCAAGCCATAAATATAAAAGTATGTCCATTTGTATTTAATCCATCCGTATAATTAGTATCAAAGGTAGTCGCACTAACTGCCGACATACTGCCATTTCCTGATTTGCTTGTTTGAGATCCAGTAGTTTCAACTTGTAATACATAATTTTGATCATCTAAACCAACGTGTCTATAAATTCTTTGGCTGTTACCATCTGATCTCATACTTATGATTAGTTCTGGAGCTTTACCCAAACCATGTCCTACTGTAGCTGTACCAGATCCAGATAAATTTCCTGTATACGTTCCTGTACTAAACCCTATATCAGAATTTACTTGTATAGTTGATTCTCTAGCACCATCATTGTTTGTTACTGTTGTTGCAGCTTTTGCTCTCCAACACCAAGCAACATAAGTTCTTCCGTTATCGTTAGGTCCACTTCCACTTGTGCCTAATGTAAAACCATCAGAATCAAAACTTGAAATCATAGGATTATTATTACCTTGTGCCGTATCATCGATACGAGAGGTTGTATCCATTTGAAACATAAATGGAGTAGGAGTTGGACTTCTACTATTTAAAACTTGTGAATGAAATAATTGATTATTTTGGGAATGACTACTACACTTTGCCCAGATAACATCAGGCTTGAAGCCTAATCCTGTTATTGACTGTCCTGTTGTAGAGTTACCTGTGTATTGTACGATACCAAATTGTTTACCACCAACATAATCATCATCAGTTTCTGCTGGACTAATAGCATCAGCAACTGGTAAATTAGCTGAACATAAGGCTAAAAACCCCTCTGTAGAGTATTTGAACGAACCCCTGCCATTTCCATCCACTTCTGTACCAGCGGTAGTTGCTCCGAGAAATGTACTATCTTGTCCAAAATTAAATGTGACTTCAGCATCAGCAGCAGACCAATTACCTATGGCTGGAAATAATCTTCGTGTTGTCATAGCTACATTGTGTGGAGAACCTCCAGTGCCAAACCCCCAATTAGTACCAGCAGAAGGATCGCCAGAATTATGTATTGTTCCATTTAATCCACCCCAAAATCTACCATTATCTGCATCTAACCAAATTCTTATTATATCTCCGTTAGTAGGAGTACCACTACCATAACTTTTATTATAAGAGCTACTGCCATTTCCAGGCCCATATAAACATGTTTGATTTTGTGAATATAATCCAAATGCTTGTGCTCCACTTGGTTGTGTAATATTGTTATATCCTAACTCTGTATCTATATTAAAAAAGTCATTACACCAACCTATAATCATACCATTATCAGAATTAAAATTGTTTACGTAAACTTCAAAATACCATTTACCAGAAGTAACTCCAAAAGTTCCTAATGTGGTTTCATTACTGATATTAGTATATTTTAAATTACTGCCAGTAAAACCATTTTGCCTATTTGACACATCAGTTGAACCAGCTTGTTGTCCTAATGGATTTAAAACACAAAAATTTGAATTAGTTGTCATTATGTACTTCCTGCTCCGTTGGTTGGTGAATCTAATGTAATATTATCATTATCTATATTAGTAGCAGAAAAATCATTTCCATTTCCACTGCTATCTGTACCAATAGCTCCCTCGGCAAATCTCAGATGGAACCCATTATTACCAAATGATAAACCACTCGGATTCTTTGGAATCCAAATTCCGTTCTTACTTTGAGCGACCTCAGTCGGAGCATAAGATTGTCCATCAAAAAATAAAAACTCTGCGTAATATAAATTAGTACCATCAGATGCGTGACCTATTCCGTTTTTTTGTCCTATATAAAATGCTTCAGCTGCATTCCAATGTGGCACATCTTCATCTTGTGATACGTTACCTAAATTAAATCCTGTCAATTGTGTTCCATTAACATACACTCTAATTCTATCGTCTTGTGTTGATTGTGAAGTATCAAATCTATACAACAAATGATACCAAGCACTAAAGTCTTCAAACTGTTGATCAGTTGAACCAGTACTTCCCATAGTAGTTTGTAAATCCATTTGTATTGCATTGTCATTACCAAAACCAGTAAAAGAATATTGGCTACCACTTGTGCCACCAGTAAAAATTGTTGTTTTTGAACTACTGTCTAATTCAGTATGTCTTTTCACCCATAAACTAATTGTAAAAGTATCTCTACTTGTGGCTGTTCCAAGTGTTCTACTTAAATAAGCTGCTGTACCATGATTTTGAACCATGCTTTGTTCGATTTGATAAGAGTAAAACCCAGTATCACTTGCAGACTTTTGAAAAAATTGACCTTGAACTGGCACTAGTAATATCTCCTATGCAAATGCAAGTTGTGGTGTTCCTAACAAAATGTTAGAGGCACTTTGAACAAAATAAGGTAGAATATCTACGGATGATGCAGCAGTTGATATAGTTAATCCTGCCCCTCCAGCAGTTTCATAATCTGTACCTAAACTTAATGTTCTACTACCAGTGCCATCTTGTATGATCATAATAATACCAGATTGTCCTACTGACTCAGTAGAAGGATTAGCTAAAGTCACGTTACCAGTAAAAGTCAAGACGAAGTTCTGATACAAATCGAAGTCTAGCGTAGTTGAACCAGTTGCGTTTGCAGTTTGTGTAGCTCCTCTTTGACCAGCAGTAAAAGTATTTGCTACATCTTTAAAAACTGTATCAGCATTATATGCTTGAACATCACTTCCGATTGCTAAACCTAATGCAGTTCTTGCATCACTAGCACTTGTTGATCCTGTGCCACCTTTTGCTACTGTTACTGTTGGTAAACTTGCTGTTCCTATTGCACCACCTAAAGTATCTAATGATACTTCAACAATGTTCGTTCCGTCTGCATAAGCAAAATATATTTTTTGTTGGTCTGGAGAAAAGCCAGTACCACTTGCAGTTTTAATAGTTAAGTTTGTTGGATTTGTAACTGCTGTCACATCAAAGATATACATTTTCTCAATGCTGTCAGGAACTGTTAAGACAGTGGCCCCTGATAGGGTAACAGAAGCCACTTTAACAACCATGTTTCTTGCGTTTGATACAGTGCCATCGGTCATTGCAAGTGCAACTGTTGCTCCACTACCAACTGTTACTTGCTCAAAACCACCTATTGCTTGTTGTACTAAATTTAAATTATTATTTGTTTTTGTTCCCCATGTACCAGCGTTTTCACCAGTAGCCATGAGTTCCAGTTTTAAATCTGATGAGTATGTAGATGCCATATTTTATCCTTTTTTATGCCGCTGTTGTTATCTTAGTCCAGGTAACTGGTGTCCCAGTATCTACTCTGTTCCATGCTATTATTATTACACTTCCAACATTACTCGTCAATACTACTCCAGTAACATCATCTACTATTCCAGTACCCGTTACCTCTGCTGGAGTGCCAACTGCACTTGTTGCTGCTACTCCCGTTACATCATATCCTGAAACTGGTGTTATAGAACCAACTGCACTTGTTGCTGCTACACCTGTAACATTAGTAACTCCGGTAATTAATAAAGTAACATCTCCAACTGAAGTAGTTGCCGCTACACCTGTAACATCTACTAATGTTATTGGAGCAACTATTGATGTACCCACAGCTGATGTCATTGCTACACCTGTTGTTCCTGTTGTAGCGTCACCATCAAAATCTACTGTACCTACAGAACCTGTAAGACCTAAACCAGTAGGAGTAATCTCAACACCTTGTGTAGTAGTAACACTACCAACAGCTGATGTTGTAGACACGCCTGACACAGCGACAGTTTCAGATACAGTTGGTGTAACTGTTCCCACAGCAGAGGTCATACTTACGCCTGTTGGTATAACAGAATAAGCGCCTCCCCAAACTCTGTTACCCCATGTTCCTCGACCCCAACCTTCACCTATTTCTGCATCAATCGTTACAGATCCCACAGCTGAAGTAGATGATACTCCAGTAACCGATATGGATGTATCATTTTGATCACCCCATGCTCCATCACCCCAGGCTAATAAACCCCAGGTTGTAGCTAACTCCGTATTGATTTGACCACCCATATTTGAATGGTATTGACAATAATAATATAATGTAGGAGCAGAATCTGCTACTTGAATAGTAGTGAGATAATTTACATCGTCTTTTGTTACACCAGTAGTGTATTCACTACCACCACTGTGTGTACCATCAGAGGTAGTAGAAAATCTTAATGGATGACTTGTTGCAGCTGACCAGTTAAATACATATGTGCCACCTTCAGCTAATGTTAGTGTGGCTTGTTGTACTCCGTCAATAAAATATTTATTATTACCACTAACATTTACTACTGTGACTGTAAAAGTTCTAGTAGTCACAAATCACCTCTGTTATTAAGCTATTCTTATAATAGCATCTGAAGCATTAGCAGTAGGAAACTGTATTGTAAATGTACCTGAAGTAGCTGTTTTATCTCCACCAAAATCTAAAACTGCAACTGCTGGATCACCAGTAGCTGAATCATTATAAATTAAAGCTCCTCTTGCTGTGAGTGATACTCCTACAAAAGATAAATCTGCAAAGTCTACAACAGCAGTATCTGTGCTTAAAGTTGGTGTTACCGCAGCTAAAGCCTTACCGCCACTTGTATAGCCAGATGGTGAAGATACTTGATTGTCAGTTGTAAAAGAAGTAGTTGATTTACCTAAAGTAGCACTTGAAGTATACATAGATAATTTAAAAGTGTTTCCTCCAGGATTTGTAAAATTATGAACGCCTTTTAAAACATCTGTTTTAAAAACATTACACACTGCACTTGTTGTTATTGCCATATTTTTTCTCCTATAAGTTATGGGGATGGTGATTGCACTGGCAATCTCATAACCCCGTCATCATAATCAGCACGTCTACGTTTACCCATTTGTGTAAGCATAAATGACTGTATATTTTCATTATACTTATCTACGTACAGTTTGTACATATCAGCTGGGCCTTTTAAATAACTAAAACATTCAACTAAAACACCATATAATAATAAATTTTCTTGGTTCTTTGATAAAAATGTATCTGTTGTTGATGTAAAATGATCAGGGTCTTTTATATAATTTACTTGCACTTCATAATTAACATCTGGTACCGGTGCTACAACTATTGTTAATTCATTCCAATTTGCATAATATTTTGGAGTACCTGTTGCATTTGTAGGATTAAATTCAGCGATAAAAGAGGTGTCCCTTTTTTCTAAAAAGTCTCTAGTGTTGTTACTTATTATTTGTACAGAACGTATGCTAATTAAATCATCTGGCATATTTATGTATCTTTGAGTTCCAGAATTTAAGGTGATAGCATACTCTCTTATATCATCATAATCTACTTTACCAGCTATATCTAACTCAATATTTCTGATAAATTGATCAATCAAAGTATCTGATAAAACGTTAGAATCTACTTCAGTATAATTTCTAACTTGTGTTAAAAAAGCTGAATGTGTAATACTCATGAAATCACCACACTAAAATTAGTTCCTATTGACGCATTTAATTCAAAAGAGGTTAGTTTTGTTCCTAAAATATTATCACTATTACTTGGTAACATACTAGCACCACCAGTTATTCCTGAATCTCCTGTTTCAGCAAAAAAACCATTACTAATATACAAAAGAAAATCTTGATTATCGTCTTTAGGTCTAGGTCTAGCATTAGCTAAAGCTATAGCATCAGCTTTAATATGTTTTCTTCTTATTTGTGGATGTTTAGGTTCAAACTCTGATTTATGTACAAAAGATCCATTCCACTCTTTTACCATTTCATTATATGGAAAAGCCATACCTGATCTATCAGATATTGCCTTTGCATGTTTTCCTTTTGCATATGCCATTATGCACCTTGTGGAAAGAAAGATTGAGGAGCAATATAAACAGAAGTTCTTTGTCCGTCTTCAGTTAGTGCTCTATTTAATTCATCTTCGTATAATAATTTATTTTGTTGCACTAATTGTGGACTTCTTTTCATAGATAAATAATATGCAAGACCTGCAACCATACAGGGTATAAATCTAAATACTACATCTGCCTGATTAGTATATGCACCAGCATCTTCAATTCTTTTTAAATAATAATATTTGACACATGTATAAGTAGAAGCATCAGGAGTTTGATACAAAGTTATTTTTGGAGTAGTTTGTCTGTCAATATAATATTGACTTGGTTGTCCTGTTGAACCTTTATTAGGTAAAGCAGCATATTCGCTTCTACTAATTTTTGTTAAAGATACGTCATTAGTATTAGCAGTTTGTGTTGTAGTTGTAGAAATGTAAGCCTCTAAAATATCGTTTGCATTAGCAGGAGCGTCATATGTAGCTGTACCTGCTGTTAAAACTTGTGCTTTTAACTCTACTTTCCATAAATGCACACCTCTGTTTCCCCATTCAGAAAAAAGTATATTTAAGCTTCTTCTTGCAGATTTTAAGTCGTAGCCAGAGTTAGTTCTTACACCACATCTTTCATAAGCCTCTTGTATAATATCATCTATATTTAAATCAAAAGTAGTTGTCCCTGATGTAGCCATTACTTAACACCTGTAAATTTTATTCCACGAATTGCAGCTCTACCACCTCGTGCTATACCACCTTCAGAAAAAGTAAGTGTGAGTGAACCTTTTATTCCTTTTGTTTTTGACCTATTCATAGGATTACTAGATGTGCTATCGTAAGCTTCTATACCAAAACTACCTCTATCTCCAAAGTTTTTTTGAGCAGTAAAACTTTTAGTTCTTCTTTTACTTTCTCCTCTCGGAGAGGAATATTTTTGTTGAGCCACTTGTCCTATTACATCAACTCCTAATATTTTTTTACCGACAGTAACTTTACTGCCCTTTTTTGTTACTCCTGTATCACTTTTTTCTTTGAAAACTTCTGGTTTAACTATTGTTTTTCTTTTTGGTAAAATTATTCTACTTTCAGGCATACCGCCTTCGTTTAATAATTGAGTAAAACCACTTGGATCTCTTTCTAAAGATTGTTTTCTTCTATACTCCTGCATCATTTTATTTATTTTTTTTTGTTTAGGAGTTAACTTTGGTAAAGGATTAGCTTTACGCATTTTATCATACGAAAAATCTTGAAATCCCTTTGGAAACACAGGAGAAACCATTATACCTTTTCTTTTAAATTTTCTTATAGGTTTAGGCATTAGGTTTTAGAAATACTTTTTGGATCTTTACCAGGTCTCATTGCAGCTCTACCAAAACCATTAGCAACACCACCACCTGACATATAACCCATCTTGTTTCTTACAGGTTTAGGTAGTTTTCTTAAACCTTTACCTTTTTTACCAGCTGGAACAGGTTTTAAATTACCCATACCACCTGATTTTAAACCCATATATAAATCTGAACCACCAGCAGCTATATTACTACCTATTCCTAGTTTCTTTCTTACTGCTTCTTTATCAACTTTTTTCTTAGCTTTAGTTGTTTTGCTACCAACAGCAGTTTTCCCTTGCTGTTTATTTAAATATTGTCTTAAAGTAAGACCTGATTTTGCTAGTTCCTCTTTTGTTACAGCAGCAAGTTTTTTTCCTTTTTTATTAATAAAAGTTTTAGATCCTCTTTTTTTAGCTTCAGCTATAGTTCTAGGTTCTCCTGTAAAAACAGTTCCTGTGGCGATATTCTTTTTTGTAGCAAAATCTGAATATCTTTGTGTTTTTCCATTAACTTTTTTAATCTGACCTTTTTTTCTAGCTTCAGCTTCTTTTTCTTTTACAGATTTTCTTACTCTTATTTTACCTGTAATCGTATCAGCACTACCTTTGCCTATTTGTCCTTTTGGCTTTTCGCCAGATGCTAAGAATGCTTTAAATTTTTCTAATATACCACCATCAGATTTTTTAAATGGTTGTGCTCCAAATTTTGGACCTTTTGGTTTTGGATAACCTTTAGTTCCTAATTTATATTCTGTATCACCCATTTTTACAGCAGCTTTGTATCTTTTTTTCTCTGCTGGTGTGACTTCTTGCTCATACAAAAAATCTTCATGTTGTCCAGCTCTGCCTTTTTTTCTTAAATTCTTAATTCTTTTTTTCTTCATTTTTTCTAGTTCTTCTAAAGGTATTCTCTCTATGCCCATTTTATTCTCCTAAGTTATGTCTATCATACCACCATAGTATTTCTTTGTAAACGTGCTCACGTTCGTTGGTTTACCACCAACTCCTTGAGCTTTAGCTCTTTTTCTTTTAACTGCACTTTTTCTTTGACCCTCGGACATTCTTCTAGCTTTTGCTAAAGGAACACATTTAGGGTACTTTCTTTTTGCATCTGCTTTTTGTTTACTTCTACCACATGGTGCAAATGAACCATCAGCTCTTTTACTTCCAATATCAACCCATTTTTGCTTGAACCATTTGTCTAAACCAGACATTAATCCAATAAATCCTTATAATACTCTTGAGCAGATGGATTAGTAAAACCCTCATCTCCGTCAATATCTTGTTTGATATAAGATCCTGTTGCTGTAGGTACCATACCACCCATACTCATATTAGTTGTATTAGGTTTATTTTGTGAAGCTAAAAAGTTTTGGTATTGTTGATTTTGCATCATACCTTCTTCAGCTTGTTGTCTTCCTTTCTTTTTACCTTCTTTTTTCATCTGGTTCATTAACATCATAAGACCAAAACCTGCTTTTTGTACTTTCATACCACCTTTTCTAGCACCCATTTTATTTTTTAACACCGTATTTACTGCTTGTTTACCAAACTCTTCTACATTACCAGTGTTAGTTTGATTTGTACCTTGACCTGTAACAGGATCAACTGCACCTTTGTTTGGTGCAACTGTACCACTTTTCTTTCTGTTCATAGACATGTATTTAGCCATACCTGCTAAACCAAATATAGGTAATAGCATTCCTTTGCCTGCTTTATATACTTTCATTGATCCACCTTTTTTTGCTTTTCTAATTCTTCTTGCAGCAGCACCTGTGCCACCTCCACCAGATGGTTTAGGTCCTTTAAAATCTTTTCTTCTTACACCTTTGTCATCTTTTGCCTTACCTGCACATATTTTTGAAGCATACGCATTAGCATATGCACTGGGATAAACCTTAAATTTTCTTTTAGCAGCTGCTTTACCTCTTGGACATAATTTTGTCATAAGACCTCCTTATATAATAATAAATTAATAACAGCATCATGTAAATAACCTGCTCTTAGATTTGTTTTTATTACCTGACACAACTCTTACTCTTTTCTTTTTTAAAAATTTTCTTTTTTGAGGACCTTTAGTTATTTGTTGCCTCATACTACCTCTACCTATTGCCATTATCTTAACCTATACCTTGTCTGACCCTCTTTATTTTTATAAGCTTCTTTATATTCATATCTATTTTCATCAGTGTTATAAGATACATGCACCCAACCAGAGTGAGGATCTTTTTCTGGATTGTGAAACTCTAATATTAATTGATCATACTTTAAATTAGTATGTATCCAATCACTTAGTTCTAAGTTACTTACTTCTAAAACTTCGATGTCCGCCGCTTGACCCTGCACATGCTGCGACTTAATACTTCCGCCAATCTTCAAATTAAGTTCTGCACACCTAAACCCAGAACTAACAATCATAGGCTTCATAAAATAATCTCTTACTGGCTGTAACACACTTACACATAAATTACGTAAGTTAAATATCTGTTTGTCGTTTGGAGTGTTATCTATATTATGTCTAGTAGCTGTTTGTGATCTTGTAAATTCATGTAAGCTAAAATTATCTGATAATTTCATTTAACACTTCCATCTACGTCTTGCTTGACGCAATCTTGAATTAGGATCTTTTGCAGCTTTAGGAAATTTTTTCATCTGTCCTGCACTTCTAGCGCAAAATGATTTACGTCTTTTTGCAGCTTTACTTCCTGGTTTTACTTTACCTGTAACAGCAGTTTGTAGTTTAGATCCAGGGTTTTTTCTTCTATAAGCAGCAACACCTGCTTTGGTCATACCTGCACCAGATTTAGTAGGTCTAAAGTTTTGCTTATTTCGGGGAGGCATGCCTCCCCTTTTTAAACCAATAAGGTCTGCTGTGTAATTATCCATTATCTGTATCAGCTGTAATCGGTGTTACAAATACTGTAACAGAGGTTACGTTACTAATAGTCAAGTGCATATCCGTTTTAAATAGTATACCATCCAAAGGCATATCAACTTGATATTGATCAGCTGCACTTCCAGCAGGTGTAGCAATCACAAGCTTTTGTGTACCACTACCACCACCATCTTTAAAAGTTAAACTTCCAGCTGAAGAATGACCTACATAATAAATAGACAGCAAACGTGTTCTACCAGACTGAATGGTTCCAGTGCTAGTTAAAGTTTTTGCTCCTATATCTGAGTTCATAGTAATCTCCTATTAGCTAGCTGCGTCAAAACCAATTATAGTTATTAAAAGTTTTCCTGCATCATAAGTACCAGCAGTAGTTCCTTGACCAACTAAATATAAATATTTATCAGCAACAGTAGGTAAAGTTGTTACGTTAGTAGCTCTTCCACCAACTGCCTGTGCACCACCATTTACTAATTGATTTTCTGTTAAGTCACCAATAGCTGTGTCTTCAACACCAGTAGCTTCTGTTGCAACATATAAATCAATGTCATCTTCACCAGTAGTAGGTGTTTCAAAACATTCCATAGTTACACCAAAAACTGTACCTTGGTTTGCTGTTGTTATTTGACCTATGTATGCTACACCTGAACCATCTTTACCGATAATGTCACCAGCAGTTCCACCAGAATTTAATCCTGTTAAATCTATCATTATTGTGGTTTTAACTATGTTTACATTTGTAGATGTATCACTTTTTAATCTTTCAACTTGTGTTATATAAGTGGCTGCTGTGCCCTCGATACCAGCACCCCCTGCGGCCTCATTTGCCATTTTGTTTCCGCTGGTAATAGTAATTGCACCAGTAGTTGTATTTTTAGATACAGTTTCAAATCCATTTTCAGATCTGACTGGTCCTGAAAAAGTTGTATTTGCCATTTTTTTCTCCTAGTTAAAGATATAGTCCTCTAGGGTGTCTGCCAAGCCAGTCTATATCAGTTATATAATTCTTGGTAAATTAATTGTACCATAAAAAAAGGGGCCTCGTAAGCCCCCTCTTTTAGTTTATTAAGGAGAAATTTTAAGCTGCACCAGGTGAGCCAAAAATACCTCTAGGATCGGAGAATCCAAATGAATATCTCTCTCTTGCTTTAAATCTTACATTACCAGTATCAAAGTCTCCTTCAATAGCTGTTTTAATTGGTGCTCTAACAAACTGTTTTAGTCCGTTTGGAGCATCAGTCATAATGAAGAAAGCGTCTGTATCAGTTAAATAATGATTAACTCTATAACCTTGTGGAATCATTCCCATTGAAGCCATAGCGTTAATATCATTATCAGCTGTACCTACTCTTTGTGGAGATCTTAATATTCTTTCAGCAGTAAATTGTAATTCTTTTGGAATTATTAACTTAACACCTTGCATCGCAATTTTAAGTCCTCTCTCATCTACGAAAGCAGCAATGTCAATCATTGATTGCTCAAGAGATGTTTCTGATAAGTCAGCAGCTGTTGCTAATTCATTAGCTAAAGTTCCTCCACTAGATAATGGATGCAGTCTTGAACAAAGTTCAACTCCATCTCCACCAGCAAAGTTTGCATCAAAAGCATTATTTAACACGTTTGCAGCTTTTACTTGCTTAGTGTTTGCCATTGATCTAGCTAGTGCTCTAGTGTATCTACCTGCTAGTCTATCATAAAGATTATCTTCAATCGCTTCCTCAGTAATAGCAAATGCCATAGCAATAGTTTCGTGTGTATACCTTGCAGTAAAACTTTCGTTCGCTTGGTCAAAAGTGACTCCAGCACCTTCTGATTTCACTGGGGCAGACCCGAAACCTGTTAGCATTACTTCTTCTTCAAAAGCTCTGTCAGATGATTCTGCTTGAAAAATTTCGGCATGTTCGTTTTCATACCTATTATACTCTAAGCCAAAGAGAGCGTTCAAACCAGGCTCTAATTCTTTGACAAGTTGTGATCTTGAAATAGCCATATTTTACCTCCCTATGCTATACCAGTGGTTGCAGTCTTGTAATAATGATTATTAATACGAACTAAAACGTTAGTATTAGTAGTAGATGTGTCTTCATTATTTACATCTTGACTAATATCAATAACTTGTACTGGTAAAGCGGCAGTAGTTGCGTTTGTGGAAGCATCAAGTTGCACTTGAGAAATTCCAGTTGTTGTACTACCAGTTCCACCATCCACGTTGAAGTTTGCAAAAATCTTCGTTACAGGAAAAGCTTCATCACTGTTCATTAAAAAAATTGTCATTGGATCATCAATGACGTTAGCAATAATATCTGAAGCAGCTGTGCTTGCAGGATAAAAATTACTAAAAGTTGGTTTGTTTGTTGTTGGATCTGTAAAAAAACACCCGTTAAACACACCGACTACTGCGTCACCCCCACTATTACTTGTAGGATCAAATCTTTGAATACCTCCACCAGTGACTGGGATTACCAAATCACCTTGAAAAATATTAACCGCATAACCTGACGCAATTCGGTATCTATTCTGGGCGTTATTCCACGGAGCACCATTCAACGATCTGTATGGTCTAAGACCAAATTTGTCTGCTACGTTTGCCATAATAAAACTCCTTTATTGGCGTTAATAATACGATGGTATTCAGTTAAGACTTTCTACCACCACCAAAAGATACACGAGACTGTCTGTCAATATTGACAGGCATCTCTGGTCGTTGTTCCCTTAGAATATCATTGTCCACGGCTTTAACTTGATCTGAAGTTTTATTTCTAAAATACTTCTTGCGCTCTTCAACTACTTCTTCAGGTATCCTTGCCAACACAAGGCCCCCAACCCCGATTAACCCCTGATATTGTCCTTCCGCTATCACTGGAAAGTCATGGTCTCCAAGTTGGGCTGTAACTTCTTCTGCTCTTACAAACTCCCAACCTTCTCTTAATTTTTTAGATACATTACCTGTATCCATTTGACCAACTGTTTCTGTTCTAATCCAGCGATGCTTAAAACCCTGTGGTGCAGGAGGTGCATCTAGACTTGACGGAGGAGTCCAAGATTTTTTTCTTTCTTTTCTTTCACTTGAACTGCGTAAAGTTCTGTTATTTTTATTTTCTGTCATATTTACTCCTTTACGAATTTTGCGTATTCTTCTAATGGCACTCCTAATTTTTTAGCAATAGCTACTTGTGACCGAGTGAGTGTCACTTTTCTGCGTCCTTGCTGTTTCCGCCCCGCTGAGGCAACAGTTTGAACGGGTCTTTCTTTCACAAATTTACTAGGAAAATTATCCTGTAATTGTTTGTCAATTTCAGTATAGTATTCATCAGACTCTGGGTCAAACCCCTTTTGAACTAAATCTTCATGAATAGTAAAAGCAGCATTTGTCATTACTTTATCTTTTCCAAACCAAGTATTGTTATCAGCCCACTCTTGAGCTCTTGGACTAGGGGGTTGTTGTACTGGTTGTTCTTCTTGTTGTGGTTGTTTTAATGACTCTTCTATTTCTGCTTTTCTCATTGTTGCTTTTTCTTTTTCAACAGCCAGACGAGTTAAATTCTGATTTGCTTCCATCATTTTGTCATAATCTTGATCTTGCATAGCATTTTTCATTTGTGTTTTAACTTTGTCTGTTTCTGCATCAACTCTATTTTCATACTCTTCAACAAATGATTTATCTGTTTTTTGTAAATCTTTTTCTACTTTAGAATATTTCATTTGTAAGCCTTTAGCATAATCAAGAGCAGCTCTCTCTCTTCTTTCTGCTTCTCTCATTTTTCTAGTAAGCTTATTAATTCTGTTTTGTACTTTTTCTGAATGGTCTACTAAATCATCATTAGACTCTTCACCTTGTTTAGTAACCACTTGTGCTTTAGTATCTTTTTTTATAGGATCTGTATATCCTAAATCAACTTCACCAACTTCTGGTTTGTCGTTTATATCTGCTTGTGTTTCTTCAACCGCTATTTGTTTCTCTTCAATTCCGTCAGTATCTAATTCAACTGCATTTTCAGCCATACTATCTCCTTAAAATAGTGCGAGGACATCCTCGGGGTTTTTAATAGTTCCTATAATTTCGTCATCGTTTAAAATCCTATGCTCACCATATTTTGTTTTAAACCTAGCTCCAGCATATCTACCATAAATAACAAACTGACCTCTTTTACACCAAGGACCACTTGGAAATTTATCTGTATCCTGATAACACAATGGACCCATTTTAATAACTAAACCTACTACTGTAGTTACTTCCATAGTTTCTTGTGTTTTATCAGACAGGTAAACTCCACCTTCAGTTTTATTACTAGGAACATGCGGCCTTATTAAAATTCTGTATCCTACTGGATCAGGTAGCATTTTGTAATAAGCTTCTCGCTCTTTGCTCGTCATTGGTATGTTTGGTTTTTTTGTTTCTTTACTTTTTGGTAATATTAATTTAGGTTTGTTCGTCATTATCATATATATCGTCTTCCTTTCGTTGCAGGTCTTTTAAGTCCTGTAGCAATGTTTCAAGAGCATTGATCTTACCTCTAGCATAGTAAAGTTCTTGAGTTGTGTCTACACTATAAATAAGATGTTCTTTAATTTCGTGTAATTTTTTATTTATTTGGTTTTTTATTAAAGTTAAAGTATCTAAATCATACATCATTTTTTCATATTTTCTCTAGCAATACCTTTTGACTTCTCAAAGGATCTCATAGCTCCGAGGCCAAGTAACGACATAACTAAAGTTACGAGACCCTCCATTTCAAGATTTAATGGAACGAAATCAGGATTAAATAAAACAGCAACATAAGTTACAATCGGCTGAATGAAGAACTGCCATAATAGCCCTAAGCAACAAACCCACATTATTGCAGGACGAGCTCCGCTAACAAATATGCTAGGATGTTTTGCTTGTTCTTTATTTATATCTATTTGACCTTTAGCTAATTCGTGAGCATGTTCCTCTGCCATACTTGCAAGCTTTGAAGCCAACTCAGCCTTTTTAGCTTTATTATCAATGTATTTACCAACTAATTTTGTAGCTGGCCCAATTAAACTTAGTAATGCCATTATGCT